GACCAATTCCTTGATCTGACCCTTGATAACTTCCTCGTTCAGTTGTACAATTTTCTCAGACATGGTTTGCAGTCTCCTTTCAGAATGTTGTGTCGCAACTTCATTCTACTAGAGTTCGCAAACTATGTCTCTTTTTTCCTCCTTTCATTTTTCGCAACTTATCTTACCTTATCTATAAAATCTATATGGGAAATTCCAGACATTTATAAGTTTCATATGCATTTTAAAGGAGAAGCGTTCGAATCCATTATTTGCCCTCTCGCTCATAGGGCGAACACAAATATAATGGAAACTCATAAGCAAACAGGAGAGCGTGGTATGCATGCACCACGCTCTCCGTCTTATGCTCTGCTATTATTCCATTCCGCGGTAGCCGTGCTTTTCTGCATGACCAAGCAGATAAAGGAACGCAAAGGCCGGGATACGGATCAAATCTGTTCCACTTTTCGTATTGTGGACGCCAAAATCATCGGCGGTTTTCGTTACCACGATGGAGGCCGCAGCCTCTCCGCTCAACTCTACGATGGCGGAGTCATCCGGGATGGGGGCACCCTCCCGATACTTTACTTCAATGAGGATGTTCTTGGAATTGGAGTATTCCACCACAACATCGATTTCCTTCCCACGCTTGCCGCCGCGATAGTATCCCACCGACGCAGCCTGCTGATAGTAAAATGCGGCTACATGTTTGTAAACGGCGGTCTCCACAACCTTCCCCATTTCCACCGGGTCGCTCAGCATGGAATCGTCCATCAAAACCGCGTTGCGGATTGCCGCGTCGGCAATGTAGATCTTGGGGCTGGCTTTGAGAACCTTTTTCCCCGCCATATTGACGGGCCAGCTCTGATAAATCAGGTTGGCACTTTCCAAATACGCAATATAGTTTTCAACGGTTGGTCTGGAAACGCCATTCAGTTCCTTTGCAATCGCCTCGATTGAGACGATTTCAGAAGAAACATTGCAGAGATACAGGAAGATACGCTCCAGCTCTGTTGCGTTGCGGATTTTGTAAAGGGAGGGCAGATCCCGCTTGAGTACTTTGTCCACCACATCTTCCCGCATGACCTGCTGGGCCAGAATGTCATTGTCGGCCAGGGCCAGTTCAGGGAAGCCGCCCACTTGTAGATAGCGGTTAAAGTGATTCTGCACCTTGGAGAGCTGCAGCATGATCCGGGTGCGCTCCTGCTGGGTTTTATACACCAACGGGGTGATCTTCAAGTCATCCGGAAGGTCGGGGCGATCTATGTCCAGCAGCTCGCAGTACTCATAGAAGGACAGCGTGGGAACCTGGATGGCAGACCATCGTCCGGCGCCGCTCTCCCGGCTCCCCTTGACCAAAACCGGACTGGCCGAGCCGGTGGCCACCACCTTGGTGTCCGGCTGCATATCATAGATCGTTTTCAGCCATTTGTCCCAGTCCTGCGCATACTGTATTTCGTCAAAGAAGTAGTAGACATCCTGATCCGGACAGATATTTTCGTGATAGCACTCCAGAATCTCGTTCATGGCGCTTAGTTTCAGCATGGGATGATCCATGGAGATATAGACGATCTTCTGAGGCGGCACGTCATTTCGGAGAAGGGTCTCGATCATCTGGTACTGTATGGTGGTCTTTCCCACTCGTCTTGTTCCGGTTAAGACGACTGTGCGCCGGATGTCGGTTTGATTCAGGCGCTTCATGGCCTCGTAAAAGGCGAACCGCTTATAGGTTTTGGACAGTTTCGGGTTTACGACTCCCGTTTTCCACCAAGGGTTGTAGGAGACCAGCACTTTCAGCAGCCCTTCCTTGCTGATGATAGCCATATTAGCACCTCCTTTAACAATATAGTAGCACTAATCTTTATCTTTTTCAACTATTATTGATAATATACTTAGAATAATTGTTCAACGATATTGACAAATGCACCGCTATGTTATTCGATTCCGAAGGTGAGTATCCCTTTGCTTTGCCACCGGTATCCCTTGTGCCGGGGACCTTTGTTCTCTTGATTCTTTTCATGCTCCCGCCTGCCAAGAAGTTCGTCTTTTTTTGCAATCGCGGGGTCATACCAATCCGCTTTTGCCCGCGCCCAAGACGCCCATGCAGAAAGAGCCTGCTCCGAATACGCTTTTTCCATAGCAGAGACATAAGCGTGAATTCTGCACGCGTTCTTACCGTGATGATAAGCGATCAACCGCTCTAGAATGATATTGTAGCTCCGGCTTTCGCTGCACCGATTCTCTTTTTGATGGCAAAGTTGATTGGAAGCACGCTGTTTCTCATGCCAGGGTCACCATCATGGGAGAGATGCCGAGGTAGTCTGCAGCAATTTTGACTGTGATTTTCGCTAGTACCCGGAGCTCATCGTCCGTATACGTTCCCATACACTTCACCTACTCGCTTGAAAAAATGGGAATACCGTACTCCCACACAATCCCTGCATTAAAATTTTCCGCTTCGCCCCGCACCATATTGCGAACGCACGTTCCCATATGATATAATCTACCCATTCACCGCCTTTTTCTGTCAGAAAAACCGAATGTATGCGAAAGCGAGACAAAGTATATGGAAGATAAGCTTGTATTTGATGAAATCAATGAGCGGGATATGCGGGAAGCGCCGGATGTTGTAACTGCCCTTGACGAAACAATACCGTCTCCGGCCCGAATTCAGATGACAGAAACCGTTGAACTGCCGGAAATACAGACGATGACCGGCTACATCCGCAGGCATTATGAAGAAGAAGTCCTCGCGGCGCTTTCGCATAAGATCCGATGCGGCGAGCTGGGTGTGCAGTGCGGCGGGAAGCTGCTGCGGGAAACCTCACATACGGCCTCGGGGCATGACGGTAAGGAGGGTTTGAGCAAAGCTCCGATTGTCATACCCGGGGATGGCGGGGCAACTGAGGAAGCGGCTCATCGCAGGCGCAACGCGCCGCTTGTGAGCATCACGCCGCTGGCCGGCAAGATCGCCTGGATGGGGTTTCGGCGTGTGGGGCTGTACTTTGTAGAAGCGGATCTGGTCATAGAGGTGGAGGCCGAAATCCGCTGCGGCATGCCCCAAAGCTCACAGCGCGTCACACAGCGATACCGGGCGGATATGTGCATCAGCATGGAAAGCGGCATTGAGGTGGAGTACGGTAACTTCCGTATCCACCGTTATGAGGAATACCGGGACGGAATCAGGCTGGACGAATACCTCATTCCGGTCTTTCATTGGGAGGACATCGAAAAAGAAGCGGAAGACATCATTTTCCGCATCGCTCCGGAGGCATTGCACAATCCCACATATCTGCGACCCGCTGTGTTGGCTGAGCGGCTGGGACTGAAGATCATCGGCCTGCCGCTGTACCGGCGCGACAGGACGGCAAGCATCCTGTTCTTTGACGCGGGTGAAGTGCTGGTCTGTCAGGATGCTCGGCAGCCGCGGCTTCCCCCGGTCCCCGTGCGCGTGGAGGCGGACACCATCGTTTTGAACACCGCGGGCGACTTCAACGGCAATCGTGCGATCATGCACGAGTGCTTTCACTATGTCGAACACCGGCTGTTTTTCCAGCTGCAGCAGCTGCACAACAGCGACGTCATGGAAATCATCCGGTGGAAGCGCGTGGACGTTCGGAAACAGGAGCGCGGCCCGGTGGAGTGGATGGAGTGGCAGGCGCATGTGGGGAGCCAGTGCCTTCAGATGCCGCAAACGCACCTTCGCAAACGGTTGCAGGAGGAACTGGACGGTGAAAACCCGGCAGGCCGGCATATGGGGTATCGGCTGCAGGCCATCGGCCGCGCGCTGGCAAAGGAGTACGGCGTGCGCAACTACCAGATGCGCAACCGGATGATTCAGCTGGGATATACGGCGGCCAAAGGTGTGCTCAATTTTGTCGACGACGGCTATATCGAGCCGTTCGCGTTTTCGGCCGATGCGTGCCGCGGAAGCCGGACATTCGTCATCAGCCCAAAGGAAACGCTGGAGGAGTATGTTCGCAACCAGGCTTTCCGGGAACTGCTGGACACGGGACACTACGTCTATGCCGACGGGCATATTTGCGTCAACGACCCTGCGTATGTGGTGCTGCGCAACGGCAAGCTGCGCCTGACCGAATGGGCCAACGCGCATGTGGACGCCTGCTGCCTGCGGTTTGTGCGGAGCTACTATCGCGACAACAGGACGCGCTACGTCTATGGCCAGCTCAACAGCGACGAGGAGTATAACGGACGCGGGCTGGCACTGTCGATGGAACATGGACATGAAAACGTCCTGATGCAGGCGCGTGCCATGTCGGAGATTCTGACCGGTCTGCCGGGCGGTTTTCATGGTACGCTCAAGGCACATATGAAGCGCCTGAACGTGACCCGGGAAAGGCTGGCGGAAGAGGCGTTTCTCTCCGATTCAACGATTAAACGCCTTCGCAGCGCGGAGAAAGACGATTATTCATTTGACCAGGTGATTGCGGTCTGCATCGGGCTTCACCTGCCGCCCGAATATAGTCTGGATTTGATTCGCAAATCCGGAAGAATCCTGCGGGACACGCCGGAACACCTGATTTACCGGGCTATCCTGCAGACGATGTATAGGAATAAGATTCAGGACATTCAGGAGACGCTCAGAAAATGCGGGTGCCGGGAACTGAACCTGAAAGAGTGAACGAGCCTTTGAAACAGGGGCGAAACCATGCCGCCTGACGTGCGATGCCTGGCACGGCAGGCGGCTTTTTGGATGGCTTCTCTGGATGGCTGCGGCCAAAAGGTAAAAAAATTTTGGCGGAGCGGTTCTGGTCGTGACCCGCTGCCGCTTCTTTTTTTTGCCCCGGGAACGTCAAAATCTGCCGTGTGATATGCCAAAAAACGCCTCCCGGAGGGAAAGCGTGCGATCAGTGCCTTGCAAAATGAAGGAAATCCTTCATTTTGCGGGTCTTTGCCGGACCTGTTCCTTGAGGCTCAAAACCGTTATCATTCTATCCGTGAGGTGGCCACCCACAAAGAACCCGGAAAGGACAAAGGACGAGCGCAGCACAGGAGCACCATGGCAAGGCGAGAAACCGCCGCCGGCAGGCGACCCGTGCAGCGAAGCCGATGAACCGGCAAAAGCCGTGCGTCCCGCGTCATGCGCAAGCAAGCGCCCGGAGATTTTTGCGGGAGGTCACGATGATGTTTGATGCGACACATCGCTTCGTCATGGCGGGCCATATCGTCTCCGTCGACTTCACGAAGCAGGGCTGGCGGCAGTTTGCCGCGGTCAATCGCAGGCTGGCTGCACGATATATCCGCGCGTTCATTCTCAAGCGGGAGCTTAAGCAGTACATCGCCGCGCACGAAGCGGCGGGCGTGCGACTGGACACGCAGTGTCAGGAGGTGTGCTATGACGGCGGCGTCTACCTGCTTTTGCGCAGGACGCAGGGAACGTGGTACATCACCGACGTCGTCCTGACGGATTCGGAGGCCGGCTTCGTGCCCGCGTGGGAGCGCATCCGGCGCGGCGCGTCCGGGGCTTTGCGGCGCGTGCCGCTGCGCCGGCACAATCCGGCCGCGCGGCCCTCGGGCGAGGAGGCGGTGTGCCTGTGAGCCGGGAAGCACACGGGGCGCCCGCCTTCTGCGAGCGCTGCGCAAAGCGTGCCGGATGCACCCTGTACGCGGACGAACGGCTGCGTGAAGCATGTGAGCTGCTGGACGACCGCAAGCCGCTATGCTATCGGAACCATGAGGGGTATGCCGATCCGACGGCCTACTACGCCCTGCTGAACATCGAGCGCGAGAGGAAACGCGGAAAGCGTCCGCTGCAAAAGCGCAGGCAACGGACGCAGGTCGAACACTACGACTGAGAAAAAGGGGGAACACCATGAGCAAAAAGACCTATACCCTGACGGCGGAATCGGTCCGCCGCGGCCATCCCGACAAGCTCTGCGACCAGATCGCGGACGGCATTCTGGACGCCTACCTCAGGCGCGACCCCAAGGCCCGTGTGGCGGTCGAGGTCATGGCGTCCAACGGGCGCATCACCATCGCCGGGGAGGTGAGCGCCGGGGCGGAGCTTCTTGAGGAGCGGGTCATGTGCGACACGCTTGAGCGGATCGGTTACCGAAGCGCCGACCTCAGCGACGACGGCGAGCTCGACGTGACCATCGGCATCCACGCACAGTCCCCCGACATCGCGCAGGTGGTGACGCGCACGGAGCCGGGCGCGGGCGATCAGGGCATCGTGACAGGCTACGCCACGGACGAAACTCCGGAATACCTGCCGCTGCCCGTGGTGCTGGCGCATCGCATCTGCAGACTGCTGGACGAGGAGCCACTCTCCGGCGCCGGCGTGGACGGCAAGGCACAGGTGACGGTATCCTACAGCAACGGAACCCCCGCGGCGGTAACGGCGGTGGTCGTTTCCGTGCAGCACGCCAAGGACGCGGATCTGGATGCGCTGCGCAGGGACGTCGAAAGCCGGATCATCCGCAGGGCCATCCCCGCAGACCTTCTCACAAAGGAAACGCGCCTGCTCATCAACCCTTCCGGGCGCTTCGTCAAGGGCGGTCCGGCGGCGGATACCGGACTGACAGGGCGCAAGCTGGCAGTGGACCAGTACGGCCCGGCCGCCCACATCGGCGGCGGCGCGCTCTCCGGCAAGGACCCCACCAAGACGGACCGCAGCGGTGCGTATGCGGCCCGCTGGGTGGCGAAGAACCTCGTGGCCGCGGGGCTGGCGAAGCGTTGTGAAGTGCAGATCGCATACGCCATCGGAGAGAGCCACCCGATCAGCGTTACGGTGGACGCCATGGGAACAGGCCTCGTTCCCGATGCCGCGCTGGAAAAAGCGGTGAAGGAGGTCTTTGATCTGCGTCCCGGCAGAATCATTGACGCGCTCGCCCTGCGCCGGCCCATCTACGCGCCCCTGGCGGCATACGGTCACTTTGGTCGGCCCGAATTGAATCTTCCATGGGAGCGGACGGACCGGCGCGTGGCGCTGCTGGCCTCCGTGGTGAAACAGGGATATCCGCTGTGAGGCTCCCCATGAGTCAGGAGGGATTGACCGATGCACCCCATCCGCGCTCCCACCCGGAATCCGGTCCGTTATTCCCCGTCATCGCACCGGTGGCGGATTTTTTGTACCCGTTTTGCAAGGAAGGAGGTCCATTCATGACCATACATATCCAGATGCTTCAGGAGATCGCAACGAACGCACAGGCGATGGCCGAGGCCGCGCATGCGATGGCGGCGTCCATGCAGGCCATCGTGGACGACTGCGCCCGGCAGCTTGCCCTGCGCAAGGCGGCGGGGGAAAGCGAGGAAGCCGTCATGAACGAAGCAATCGGGCAGGCCGCAACCGGCAAGCCCTCTGCGCCACAAACAACCATCGTGGAGCTGCGCGCCTTTGTGGCGGAGCGTTCGACCCCGGAGAACCGGCCGAAGATCAGGGCCATTCTGGAAAAGCACGGCGTGAGGAAACTCACCGAGCTTCAGGAAAGCCAGTATGCCGCCGTCATGGATGAGGTGGCGGCGCTGTGAGCGAGATCCAGCACAGCACCCGTTCCCATGCCCGGCTCAACGCCTCCAGTTCTCATCGCTGGATGATGTGCCCGCCGTCGGTGAAGCTGTCCGAGCAGTTTGCGGACAAGCCTTCCCCGTATGCGGAGGAAGGCACCTTTCTGCATGAGCTGTGCGAGCTGAAGCTGCACCGCTATCTGGGGGACATGACCCCGGAAGTGCTGGAAGCGCAGTACGCGGCGCACCGCGACAGCGACTTCTACAGCGACGAGGCCGAAAGCGTCACCGACGAATACGCCGCCTTCTGCATTGAGACGATTGAATCCGTGCGCGCCTCCTGCCCTGATCCGCTGATTCTGGTGGAGCACCGGATGGACTACGGCGAGTATGTGCCAGAGGGCTTCGGCACGGGCGATCTGGTCATCGTGGCGGACGGCGTGCTGGAGGTCATTGACTTCAAGGGCGGGCGCGGCGTGCGGGTGGAAGCGGAGCACAACAGCCAGCTCATGCTGTACGGCCTGGGCGCGGTTTTGGAGTTTGACCCGCTGTACGATATTCGCACCGTGCGCATGACCATCGTGCAGCCGCGGCTAAACAACCTCTCCGCCTATGAAACGACTGCCGATGCGCTGATCCGCTGGGCGGAAACGGAGGTGCGGCCCAGGGCGCTGCTGGCGGCGAAGGGCGAAGGCGAGTTCTGCGCGGGCGAGTGGTGCCGGTTTTGCAAGGCAAAATACACCTGCCGCAAGCGCAGCGAGTACCACATGCGTCTGGCCGAGCGGGATTTCAGGCCGCCCGACCTGCTCACGGACGAGGAGATCGCCGACATTCTGCCCGTAGCGGAGAGCCTGCACAACTGGGTGGACGACCTCATCGCCTACGCGACGCAGCAGGCGGTAGACGGCAAAACCTGGCCGGGCTACAAGCTGGTGGCCGGGCGCAGCGTGCGCAAATACACCAGCGAAGCAGAAGTCATTCGTGCGGCAACGGAGGCCGGCTACACCGACATCTACAAGACGACGCTGCTGGGCGTGGGCGATCTGGAGAAGCGCATGGGCAGGAAGAAGTTCTCCGAGGTGCTGGGCAGGTACATTGTCAAGCCCATGGGCGCCCCGCAGCTCGTGCCCGAGAGCGATCCCCGCAAGCCCTATGCCGACGCAGCGGGCGATTTTGCACAGCAATGAAAGGACAGTCCATACAGGGCAGAAAGGAAATCAACTATGGCAACGAAAGTCATTACCGGGAAGGTACGCGCGTCCTTCGTCCACATCTTTGAGCCTCAGAGCGTGAACGGCTCCGACCCCAGGTACAGCTGCTCCTTCATCATCCCCAAGAGCGATGCGGAGACCATCGGGAAAATCAGGGCCGCGATTGAGGAGGCAAAGCAGAGCGGCGTGACCAAGTGGGGCGGGAAGATTCCGCCGAACCTGAAGCTGCCCCTGCGCGACGGCGACATCGACCGTCCCGACGATCCCAACTACGCTGGCGCCTACTTCGTCAACGCCAACAGCAACGAGCGGCCCGGCGTGGTGGACCGCAGGCGCGTGCCCATCACCGACCCGCTGGAGGTGTACTCCGGCTGCTATGTCCGGGCATCCCTCACCTTCTATCCCTTCAACACCAACGGCAACCGTGGCGTCGCCTGCGGGTTGCAGAACATTCAGAAGTGGTGCGACGGCGAGCCGCTGAACGGCCGCGTCCGCGCCGAGGACGAGTTCGACGCGCTGGACGATGCGGACGACGAGGATTTTCTAGACTAAAGGAAAGCCGCGCATCGGTTACTTACCGGTGCGCGGCTATCGGATCTCCTGTTCCAGATCATCAAAGATGGGGCTGTCAAAGAACTCCCGAAGGCTGATATCAAGACCATCGCACACCTGCTTGATCGTCACGATGCCCGGATTCCTGCTCTTCGCGTTGAGCATACTGTAGATCGTCGTCGGCGGAACCCCAGCATCATTGGCCAGCGTATTGACGGTGATGTTGCGGCTCTTGCACAGTTCCATGATCCGCTGCGCTGCCGCCTGTTTTGCGTTCATGCAACCACCTATTTGCCTTTGCCGCAGGCGTTACTTGACCTCCTGATCCAGATTGTCGAAGAGGTCCGAATCGAAAAACTCGCGGATACTGATTTCCAGCCCGTCGCACAGCTTTTGGATCGTCGCAACGCCGGCGTTGTTCGTTCTGCCGTTTACAATGTCGCTGACTGTGGACTGCGTGACGCCGGAGATGATGCTCACTTTGTTGATGGTGATGTTGCGCTGCGCGCAAAGCTCGTACAGCCGCTTTACGACCGCCTGTGAAATCGTCATGCCTGCTTTCCTCCATCGGAATACCGTTGAATTCATGATATCCGTTCGATGATGAAAAGATTAACGGAATATCGTTGACTTCTGACGGAGGAGGGCATATGATAACGGTATATCGTTAACAAATGAGAGGTTCAACGCCATGCGAAAGAAGCTCGCATTCACCGGCCACCGGCCCGAATCGCTGCCCTTCGGAGAAAACGAGAACGATCCGCGCTGTATCCGTCTCAGGGAAATGCTTCTGACAGAGATCATGGACCGGGTAAAGGCGGGATACGATACCTTTTATACCGGATGCGCAAGAGGCATGGATATCGTTTTTGGCACACAGGTGCTGCTGGTGAAGAAGACGGCCTGTCCCCACATCCGACTGATCGGCGTGGTCCCTCACGAGGGGCAGGCGAACCATTGGACCGAGACCTGGCGGGAACGCTATTTTGACCTGCTGGAACAGGCAGACGACGTGGTCACGCTTTCCACTCGCTATTTCAGTGGTTGCTATCATGCCCGCAACCGGTACATGGTCGACGCTGCGGATGCCCTCCTGGCCGTATGCAGGAAGGGTACCTCCGGCGGCACGCAATATACGGTGAAATATGCATGGCAGAAGAACCGAGAGATCGTCGTGATCGACCCCGACTCGCTGGAGCGCAGACTGCTGCCGCCCAGACTCACCGCGCTCTGAGAGCGCAAACACAACACAGGCGCATCCGCGAGGGTGCGCCTTTTGATTTGGAGGTGATGCGCTTGTGCGTTATGCATCTGGACATAGAGACCTATTCCTCCGCCGCCCTCCCCAAGTGCGGCGTGTACCGCTACTGCGACGCCCCGGCTTTCGAGATCCTCCTGCTGTCCTACGCCTTTGACGACGCGCCGGTGGTGACCGTCGACATGGCGTGCGGGGAATCGCTGCCGGATGAATTCCTTCATGCGCTGGAGGACCCGACTGTCCTGAAAATTGCGCACAACGCGGCCTTTGAGCGGGTGTGCTTCTCCAAGCATCTGGGACACTGGCTCGATCCGGCGCAATGGCGCTGCACCATGGTCATGGCGTGGTACCGGACGCTGCCGGGAAAACTGGCGGACGTCGCGGTGGCTCTGGACGTTACGGAAAAAAAGATGGAGGAAGGCAAGGACCTCATCCGCTACTTTTCCGTGCCCTGCAAGCCGACCCAGGCCAACGGCGGACGCACGCGCAACCTGCCGCGGCACGCGCCGGAGAAGTGGGCGACCTACAAAGCCTACAACGCGCAGGACGTGGAAACCGAGCGCGCGGTCTGCCATGCGCTGCTCAGGCATCCGCTCCCGGAACACGAATGGGCGCTGTACGCGCTGGATCAGCGCATCAACGACCGGGGCGTGCGGGTGGATCGGCTGCTGGTGAAAAACGCGATGGCGGTCGATCAGACGTTTTCGGAGCGAGCGTTCCAAAGGGCCAAGGCGCTGACGGGGCTGGAAAACCCCGGGAGCGTGAGACAGCTCAAGGCGTGGCTCGCCGATATGGATATGCCCATGGAGAGCCTGTCCAAGCGCATCGTGCAGGAGAAGACCGCCGAGGCGGACGGCATCGTGAAGGAACTGCTGGAACTGCGGCTGGAGCTGTCCCGGACCAGCGTGAAGAAGTACGAATCCATGGCGCGGTGCATCTGCAGGGACGGGCGGGTGCACGGCCTTCTGCAATTCGGGGGCGCGGCCCGCACCTTTCGCTGGGCAGGGCGTCTGGTGCAGGCGCAGAACCTTCCCCAGAACCACCTGCCCGACCTCTCCCTCGCCAGAGACATCGTCAGAAGTGGCGACGAGGAACAGCTGGAGCTGCTGTTCGGCTCCGTTCCGGGCACGCTCTCCGAGATCATCCGCACGGCGTTCATCCCCAAGGATGGATGCCGTTTTATCGTGGCGGACTTCTCGGCCATCGAGGCGCGCGTGCTGGCGTGGCTGGCGGGCGAAGAATGGGTGCTGGAGGAGTTTCGCGGCAAGGGCAAAATCTACGAGGCGACGGCCAGCCGCATGTTCCATATCCCGCAGGAGACCATCGTCAGGGGGCATCCCAACTACGAGTACCGGCAGAAAGGAAAGCAGGCGACTTTGTCTTGCGGCTACGGCGGAGGCGTCGGCGCGCTCAAGGCCATGGGCGCAAAGATGCCGGAGGAGGAGATGCAGCCGCTGGTAGATGCCTGGCGCGCGGCGAATCCGCATATCGTTCGGTTCTGGAACGCGCTGGGCAATGCCGCCTCGGAGGTGATTGAGCGGCAGAATAGCGTCCGCGTGGGCAAGGTGACGGTGTACCGGAAGGAAGGGCATCTGCTGATCCGCCTGCCGGGCGGGCGCGACCTGTGCTACCTCTCGCCGCGCTTTGTGACAAACCGCTTCGGCAGCCGGAGCATCGCCTATCTCGCGCCCGCGGGAAACGGGCAGATGACGCTGCAGGAAACCTTCGGCGGCAAGCTCGCGGAGAACTGCACCCAGAGCATCGCCCGCGACCTGTTGGCGCACGCCATGTTAAGCCTTGAAGCGGCGGGCTATCCCATCGTGTTTCACGTCCACGACGAGGCGGTCATGGAAGTCCCCGCCGGGCAGGGCAGCGTGGAGGAGGCCTGCCGCATCATGGCTGTCCCGCCGGACTGGGCGCGGGATCTGCCACTCCGGGCGGAGGGAGATGAGATGGCATACTACAAAAAGACATGATAAAGGACAGCCTTCACCATTTGAAGAATCTCCTTGTCCATTGCGGGCAAGGAGATTGAGAATGAAATGTGTGCGTGTTAAAGGTCCAACGAATCGTTCAATATGCTTTTCAGATCGTGACCGCTGTACACGATGCGGACAATTCGCACTTCACAGGTAGGTTCATGGACAAGATAGAAAACAGTGTAGTGATCTACGATCAGCTTACGCATACCCATGGAAAACCAGGGCTCCCAGTTGACACTGGCATGGCGGGCGGGGAGCTGTTCCAGCTTGCGAATTGCATTGCGGATTCTGATTCGCGGCGATCTCCGGTTCCAGAAGCTCTGTGGCGATGTAGGTATAGACGCCAAACAAATCGTCTCTGGCAGCGGGCGAGTAAACCACGCTGTAAGTATCTATCAGATGCCAAACTCCTTCGCAAGCGCCTGGTCGATCTCATCCGCTGTGAAGCTCCCCTTATTGAAGGATTCCACGCCCTTGCGCAGTTCGGCGTCCAGTTGTTCTTGCGTCATCCTGCCGACGGCGGTTGGCGCTTTGGCAGGAATACGCGCGGAGAATGGAAGACCATTATGGAGAACAACCTGGCTATAGGTCATCTGGATAAGCGCCGACGGTGTGATTCCCAGCTGTGCCAGAATGGCCTCGGCGTTTTCCTTGAGCTGTGCGTCAATCCTGGCGTAAACGGCAGATGTATTTGCCATATCCATCAGTCTCCTTTCTGTTCACACCTGTAGTATATCCGATTTTGCTTGCATTTGCAAGCAAATGAAATCAAAAGAGGTCAAAGGCCCAGCCGAAGGAGGTACCTACATGCAAATCACCCACGACAAAAAGCTGCTCATCGCCACGGGCCGCAGCCGCAAGGCGGCGCAGTGGCAGAACAGGGAGATGCTCTGGAGCGAATTTCTGGATAAGCTCTCCCGGCCCACCCGCACGCGGGAGACGGCGGCCGAGTACGCCGCCATGGGCAAGGCCGAGCGCGACAACGTCAAGGACATCGGCGGGTTCGTGGGCGGCTATCTCAAAAACGGCAGGCGCAGCAACGCGGGCGTGGTCAACCGCTGCCTGGTCTGTCTGGATGCGGACAACGCCGATGCCGCCCTTGTGGACGATCTGGACATGACGTTCATCAACGCCTACGCGCTCTACTCGACCCACAGCCACACGCCGGAGAAGATGCGGCTTCGGCTCATCATCCCGCTTTCCCGCACGGTCACGCCGGACGAGTACGCCGCCGTCTCCCGCCGCATCGCGGACGGGCTGACGCTGGCCCGCTTCGATCCCACGACCTTCGAGCCGGCAAGGCTCATGTACTGGCCCAGCGCGCCGGAGGACGGCGAGTACGTGTTTCGCTATGCGGACGAGCCGTTTCTTGACCCGGACGAGGTGCTGGCCACCTATCCCGACTGGACGGACGCCTTGCTCTGGCCGACCACGAAGCCGCTGGAGGAGCGCGCCCGTGCGAAGGCGTCCAAAGCGGAGGACCCGCTGGAGAAGCGCGGGATCATCGGCGCCTTCTGCCGGGCGCATGGCATCACCGACGTGCTGGAGCACATCCTCGCCGCCCGGTACACCGCCACGGCGCAGGACGACCGCTACACCTTCGTGGGCGGCAGCACCACGGGTGGGCTGGTGGTTTACGACGACAAGTTCGCCTATTCGCACCACGCCACCGACCCGGCGGGCGGGCAGCTGTGCAACGCCTTTGATCTGGTGCGGCTGCACCTGTTCCCGCCGGGCGGCACGGCTCCGGACGGCACACATGTGGGCGACGAAAAGGACTCCGTCCGCCGGATGCAGGAGTACGCCGCGCAGGACGAAGCCACCCGGCGCATGCTCTCCGAGGAGCGCCGCAGGCAGGCGGCGCAGGAGTTCGGCGATCTGGATAATCAGGAGGCACAGCCTTCGCAGGACGAGCACTGGCAGGAAAAGCTGGAGGTGGACAGGCAGGGAAAGGTCAGGGACACGCTGGGCAATCTGGCGCTGATTCTGCGAAACGACCCCCGGCTTCGGGACATCGCCTACAACATCCACCGCAGCGGCATCGACATCCGCCGGGACGCGGAGGGCTGCAGCTCCGTCCCATGGACGCCCATCAAGGCCGGCTGGAACGAATCGGACCTGGGCGCGCTGCAGATCTATCTGGAGCATGTCTACGGCCTCTACACCCCCTCCAAGCTCAAGGGCATTCTGCTGGCCATCGCGGCGGAACGGGGCTACCATCCCATCCGTGACTATATTGAATCCCTGCCCGCGTGGGACGGCGTGCCGCGTGTGGACACGCTGTTTGTGGATTATCTGGGCGCGGCGGATACCGCCTATACCCGCGCCGTGGCGCGCAAGATGATGGTGGCGGCGGTGGCGCGGGTGTACCGGCCGGGCGTGAAGTTTGACAGCGTCGTTGTGCTCAACGGCCCGCAGGGCATGGGCAAAAGCTCGTTCTTTGCCAGGCTGGGCGGCAGGTGGTTCAGCGATTCCCTCACCATCGGGGACATGAAGGACAAGGCCGCGCCGGAAAAGCTGCAGGGGTACTGGATTCTGGAGCTGGGCGAGCTGGCGGGGCTGAAGAAGGTGGACGTGGAGACGGTGAAGGCGTTCATCACCCGTCAGGACGACAAGTTCCGCCACTCCTACGGCTACAGCGTGGAGGACCACCCGCGCCAGTGCATCATCGTGGGCAGCACGAACAACGGCGACGGCTTTCTGCGGGACATCACGGGCAACCGCCGCTTCTGGCCGGTGACCTGCACCACATCGGGAAAGCATCGCCCGTGGGAGGTGGCGGAGGTGGTGGATCAGCTCTGGGCGGAGGCGTACAGGTTTTTTCAGCAAGGGGAGACGCTGTATCTGCCGCCGGAGATCGAGCGGATGGCGGAGGCGGAGCAGACGGAGGCGCTGGAGAGCGACGTGCGCGAGGGCATGATCGCGGAATATCTGGAGAAGCTGCTGCCGGAGGACTGGGACAGGATGGACCTGTCCGAGCGGCGCGGGTTTTTGCGCGGCGATCCGTTTACGGGCGGCGGCCGCACGGGCACGGTGCGGCGCACGGTGGTCAGCGCGGTGGAGATCTGGGCGGAGTGCTTCGGCAAGGAGCCAACGGCCATCCGGCGCAGCGATACCTACGATATCTTCGGCATGCTCATGAAGATCGGCGGGTGGGAGAAGTACGGCGGGAACAGGAGCGCATCCATGAAGCGTGCGTTCTACGGCATCCAGCGGTGCTTCGTGCGCAGGTAGGGAATTGGCCGCAGCAGGCGGATCACATTGCCTCCGCGCTTGCGGTCGGTTTGCCATAAGCGATGGCAAGCCGAAAAGACACGGCGGGCGCTTGCCAATGATGATGGCAAACCAGGGCAACCGGGGAAGGCAAACACAGACATATAATAGGAAGAAAACTCCTGCGTTTGCCATTTGCCATCTTCTCCTTATTAAGGTTTTGAAAAAGAGAAGAAAAAAGCAAAAAAAGCGCGCATATGTGCCCGTATGCACCTACGCGCGCGAGGCAATGTACCGTTCCCATCAAAAGGACTGCCGGTTCCACGATATATCCCCGCTCCCTTATGTGGCTGCAAGGCATGGCATGCGCCAAACTTTGCTACCGCATAGGGGAGCTGCTTATAGCGCACTACGATTGGAGCTGATTTCCCATGAACGCACATAACCCCCGCGATGCACGGCCGCTTGCGGAAAGCGACCTGCATGACTACCAGCGCTTCTGCGTGGAGTTCATCGAAGCGCATCCGCAATGCGGCGTGTTCCTCGACATGGGGCTGGGCAAGACGGCCATTGCCCTGACCGCCGTGTCCCATCTGCTCTACGACAGCTTCGAGGTGAGCCGCGTCCTGATTATCGCGCCGCTACGCGTGGCGCGGGATACCTGGATTGCCGAGCTGGACAAGTGGGAGCATCTCGGCGGCCTGAAGCTGGAGCGCGTGCTCGGCACGCCCAAGGAGCGCATCGCCGCGCTGAGCCGGAGGGCCGATCTGTACGTCATCAACCGCGAGAACGTGGAGTGGCTGGTCCGGCACTACGCCGGGCGAAAGCTGCCCTTCGACATGCTGGTAATCGACGAGTTGTCATCCTTCAAGAACAGTCGCGCAAAGCGGTTTCTGGCACTCAAGAAAGTGCTGCCCCAATTCTCCCGCTTGGTGGGGCTGACCGGCACGCCCGCGCCCAACGGGCTGGAGGACCTCTGGCCCCAGATCTATCTGCTGGACCGGGGCGCGCGGCTGGGCCGGACGATGCGCAGCTATCTGGACCTGTACTTTGACACCCCCAACAGCTGGACGCCCTACAGGCGCGAGCTGAAGCCCGGCGCGGAAGAAGCCATCTACCGGCGCATCGGCGATATCTGCGTATCCATGCGGGCGACGGATCACCTCAGGATGCCGGAGCGGGTGGACAACGTGGTGGAGATCCGGTTGTCCGCAAGAGAGGAAAAGCTGTACCGCCGGATGGAGAGGGACATGCTCTTGCCCTATGCGGACGGAGACGTCCTTGCCCTCAACGCCGCGTCGCTGGCCGGAAAGCTGCTCCAGCTTGCTAACGGCGCGGTCTATGATGAGTTTCACAACGTCCGCGTGATCCACGACCGCAAGCTGGACGCACTGGAAGACCTGATAGAAGCAGCCAACGGCAAGCCCGTGCTGGTGATGGTCAACTACCGGCACGACCTGGCGCGCATCCGGCAGCGGTTCGGAACGTACAGCCCGGAGAATCCCGGCGGCGTGCGGGAGCTGAAAACGGCGCGGGACATGGCGGACTGGAACGCCGGCAGGATTCCCGTCGCCGCGACCCAGCCGGCCTCCACCGGCCACGGCCTCAATCTCCAGCACGGCGGCAGCACCATCGTGTGGTTCGGGCTGAACTGGTCGCTGGAGCTCTACGAGCAGGCGAACGCCCGGCTCTGGCGGCAGGGACAGAAAAATACGGTGGTCGTGCACCATCTGGTGGTGAAGGGCACGATGGACGAACAGGTGATGCGGGCGCTCCGGGACAAGGCCGCGGACCAGAACGCGCTCATGGCGGCGGTGAAGGCAAAGATTCAGGCCGTGAAAGAACGGGACACCCTGTCGGGGGGTGAAAGACTTGCCTGAGAAGGACATCGTTGCGGCCATCAGGCGGTATCTGGCCACACTGGATGAGGACGTGTTCTTCTGGAAGGAGCACGGAGGCGCGTATGGTACGTCCGGCATCCCGGATATCATCTGCTGCTACAGAGGGCGGTTCCTGGGGCTGGAAGTAAAGCGGCCGGGCGGCAGGCTGACGCCGCTGCAGAAGCGGACCCTCGCAAGGATCAACGCCGCCGGCGGCATCGCCCGCCGGGTGGAGAGCGTGGAAGACGTAAAGGACATCATTTGTCAGGCGGATGGGGGAGAGGAGAATGGAAATGACAGCAAAGGAATATCTGTCCCAGGCGTTTCACATCGACCAGAGGATAAGCAGCAAGCTGTCGCAGGTGATGCGGCTGCGGGAGGCGGCGACGAGCTGCACGGCAACGCTGTCGGATATGCCCCGGCCGGACAGTCCGAGCCGGCAGCAAATGGCTGATACCATCTGCAAGATCGTGGATCTGGAACGGGAGATCAACGAGGACATCGACCGGCTGGTGGATTTGAAGGCGGAAGCCCGTCGGGCGATCAACGCCGTTTCCGACCCGGACCAGCAACTGATTCTGGAGCTGCGGTATCTGTGCTATAAGCCGTGGAACGAGATCATGACGGAGCTCGGCTACAGCGAGCCGACCATCTACCGCCTGCACGGCGAGGCTTTGAAAAAAATTCTTGTGCCCGGCGAAAAATGATAGCTTTTGATATGGTTTGAGAGTCGTGATCTGTGCTATCATTACACTCGTCGGAAAAGGACACACACCGCCCTTCGGAGATCAGCAGCGCTCCGGAGGGCAGTTTTTATTCCGCTGTGCCTGATGACAGAGAATATCCGGAAACCGCTTGACTTTTCACCGGTTCAGAGCGTATATGTCACTACCCAAAATGAACGGAGGGATCAACATGACGCTACAAACGAACCCCGCGGAACGCCGGGAGGTGGTCCGGGCGATTTCGGAGCGGCTCGGCAGCCCGGCGGTCTACCTGCGCATGCCGACCTGCGCCTACCGGATCGGCGACCTGACGGTTGAGCGGGACGGAAGCATCGCAAGCGACGACGGGGCGCTGCTGGACGGGCTCAGGCCGATGCTGATGGAACGGGGCTGGCTGACGGACGCGGCGGATTCCGAAGCGGATGCGCCCGCGACAGAGACGGAACCGGACGGGCCAGACTCCGAACCCACGGGGATGGAGCTGAGCTTCCCGGTGGAGGACTGGACGGTTCCGCAGCTGAAGAACTTGCTGCACACGCTGTACAGCAACCAGCACATCCTCCGCCGGATGATGCGAAGCGACGCCCTGTACATCGACCGGCAACTGGTGGAGCGGCTGAAGGAGGCGCAGACCCCGGCCGATTTCGAAGCCGAGCTTGCGGACGGCCGGGCAGCGGAAACGCTGAAGGGCTGCCGCCTCCGGGAGGAAAAGCTCACCTTCGAGACGGACCCGGACGACCTCGACCCGGCCCGCCGGCAGGCATGCGGGGCGCTTCTGGGCGCGATGCTTCGGCAGGCGAAGGCCGCCAAGCGCGTGTTTCTCAAGGAGGACGCGGATTCCGAAAACGAGAAGTACCGCGCCAACAGCCTGCTGACGCGGCTGGGCTTTAGCGGGCCGGAGCATAAGGAGCTGCGCCGCATGCTCATGGGTCACCTTAGCGGCTATGCCGCATTCAAAAACGAGACGGGCATGCGGGCGCACCGGGAGAAGTACGCGCGGCTCCGCCGGGAGCGGCAGGCGGTGGGGGAAGGGGCGGAGACATGAGCGCGTGGATGGACTGGATTCGAGATGTCGCACTCAACCGCATCGACACGGTGGAGCGGGATTTGAGAGCGCACCCCGAGCGCAGCCCCCTGTTTGACAAGGCGGTGCGCGAACTGCACGCGGCGCTGGACGAAACCGAAGCGCACCCCAACGCGGAGCTGACCGCGCGGGACGATCTGTGGATGGGGTACACCGCTGCGCTGGCGCTGGAAATGTATCTGGCCGGGGCGCGGGACGGCGGGCGCGTGTATCACGCCTTTGTCACCGGAGAGCTGCCGGGCAGGGCGATTCGGGAGCGGAAGGGAGAGGATCACCATGCTCGGACCGACCCCTGAGAAGCTGGCATGGCTGCGGGAGCACTACAGGCCCGGCGCGCGGGTGAAGCTACTTCGCATGAACGACCCCTATCGGCCCGATTTGAAAGCGGGCGCGCTTGGCACCGTGATCGCCGTGGACGACATCGGTACGATCCATGTCGCGTGGGACGGCGGCGCTTCGCTGGGTGTGGCCTACGGTGCGGACGAGTGCGCGGTGGTGGATTTGGAAGGAGGAGAAGCCCTTGACGGAACGGATGGAACGTAAGCTGCTGGATTTGAAAGCCAGGCAGCAGATGGGGGAGCGCATGCCCTGCCCGCGCTGCGGAGAGGACCGCATGAAGGAGCCGGTACACACCAACGCCTTGAGCCGCGTGGCGGACGTGTACGTCTGCGATGCCTGCGGCACGGCGGAAGCCCTGCTGGCCTTCATGAAGCAGCAGTATCCGCTGACCTGCTGGGCGGCGTTTCAGCCCGAAAGGCCGCCTGCCGATTTCAAAGCGCGTCCGGCTCGCGAGGTCATGGAAACGGTACTGCGCACGCAGAGTGAGGACTTGCAGCGAATCTTCCTTCTTTGCCGGGACGATCCGGAAAACGCCGAGTGGTACAGGCTTGAGGCATTGGAAAGCTGCCCCGGCCTGACCGAGCTGTGGCCGCAGCCCTTTCAGGCAAAGTTCGCTGCGGCGGACGGCGCGGTGCTCATCCGATTCCGAAGCGGACCGGACGGCGGCGTTCAGGTGGCGGCGGACATCGTTGATTCGTAAGGCGGCCCCATGGGAAAGCGTCAGGCAAACGCCCGGCGCTTTTCGCCTTGTCACGCGGCCCACGTGGGCGCACGTTTCGCCCGAAGACTCCGCCCCGGGCATGCGCCCCGTCCCGCCGCCCAGGCCCGACAAAAGCCAAACAGGCCCGCGCCTCGCAAGGAAGGCGGGCCTGCCGCATGGATGGGACCTGGCGGATTTAAAAGCTGTTGCGCGCCCGGCTGCGGCAAAGGGCGGGCTCCAGCACCCGCGCGATTTCGTCGCGGAAGCCGAGCTGTCTGTACGCGTCGCGGATTGCGCGGTAGTATTCCGCCGTCGGGGGCTGCCGCCGGATGAGAATCATGACGTACACCATGCCCTCGATTTCGGAGCCGTCGGCAAGAATCACCCGCCGCCTGAGCTTGACGTAGTAGTTCGGGAACCCCTCGTAGCGGTCGAGGCGCTGCTCATCCGCCTCGTCGATTTCCCAGACGGCCACCGGCACGCGGGCGTTCCGGGCGCGGCTTCGCTCCACCGTGGCGTGGAGATAGAACGCCAGACGGTGATTTGGGAGATACCCCGTGCCGATCAGCTTTGCGCCCGGGCAGCGGTAAGCCATCTGTTCTTTGACCATGTTGGAACCGTAAGCGATGTACTTCATGTGCGTCCTCCTTTTCGTGTCCGTCGGTCTTCAGGCCGCGCGACCGGGCCGATTTGAAAGCGCCAGAGCGCGGCCTCTCGTGTGTGTTCCATGTCGGTGCCTCCCTGATTTGAAAGTGTGCGGCTTCCCGCGACCGGCTCTCGCCGGTTTCGGCCCGGAGCCGTCGGGCCATCGTCAGGCGGGGCATTCAAAAGCCGTACCTTTCTCCCAGCGTCAGCCGGGCGAGGAGGCGCTCGCTGCCTTCCTCCCAGCTGCGCTCGATCAGCTCGATTTCGGAGTAAAGGTCGGCGCTGTCCGGCTCGGCGAAGAGCCGGAAGGCGTTCCACGCCTCCGCGAGGCTGAGGTGCTCCTGTTCCTCGCAGGGAATCCCGCCGCGGGGATCGCGGTGAATGAATCGAATCGTGTAGGTGATGCCGGGCATGGGTGTACCTCCTTGCTGATTTGGAAACGGTGCCGTGCGTGGCCCCGAAGCCTTATTCGATTTCGGAGCCCTCCTCAAGGTCGTCCCAGGTAATGCCGCCGTAGGTGTATCCGCCGTCGTGCCTGAGGTAGACCGGCGTGTCTTCGTCGAACGCCCCGAGGGCGGCGATCAGCTCGCCCACGGTCATGGTGCTGCGGATCTGGTCGGGCGCGTAGCCCGCGCGGTTGGCATTGATGTACAGTTTCATGGGTGTACCTCCTTCTCGATTTGGGAACCGTGCGGCTTCCCGCGACCGGCTGCGCCGGTTTCGGCCGGTTGCCAACCGGCGTTCGTCAGGCGGGGGTGTGCCGGGCTTTTTGAAAGCGGCGGTGCTCGATTTGGATTCGTTCGGTGATGCGCCGCTCAAATTCGGCCTCGCCCGCGGCGGTCAGCACACTGTGGCCGTATCCGTACTCGAGGCTGTATCGCGTCATGTCCGGGCGGCTCCGCGCCCAGCCGGGCAGGTCGCCGTCGTTGTAGTAGCGGTGGTAGCTGTGGAACAGCGCCCCAGTGGCCTTGGTGTATTTGAAAGCCGCCGCCTGCATCTCGTCGTAGAGGGCCTGTGCTTCGCCGTTGGAATTCCAGTAGCTGCGTTCGTTCATGGGGTGTGCCTCCTTTTCGATTTGAAAGCCGCGCGGCTTCCCGCGGGCGGGTGTGTCAGGATGCCTGCCGCCAGGCGGCGTTGCCGGGCAGGCGCTTGGTCAGGTGCAGGCGCGCGGTCTCGAATTCATCCCCGATGAATCCCAGGCGCAGGAGCCAGCAGCGGAAGGTGTACTTGGGGTTGTCCGTGTCCGGCCGCGCCGGGCTGGCGGCCTTGGCGGTCAGCGCCTGATGGCTGATGGCCAGGCACAGCTGGATGTAGCTTTTGACCTCGCCCGCGTGGAGCGTGCCGTTGAAGGCGCGGAACTCGATGGTGTGCGCGGGCCGCTCGGTGGAAAAGGCCGCGTGCAGGTTGAGCAGGTGGTAGCGGCTTTTGTCGTAGTGGGAGGCGGCGTGCCGCCGCCAGTCCGTGTACCGGACGCCGTTGTTGGTTTGGTACCAGAGCTGTGCCAGCGCCTCCATGGTGTCGGGCTTGCGGCGGTTGAGCTCGTTGAGAAACTCCGGGTTCACCGGCCGGCACCAGCGCGCGCGCCGCCCGGGCGAGATGCCCAGTGCCTGTGTCAGCAGGTCCTCCTTGGCGTTGACCAGATTGACCAGCCGCCGCAGACTTGCCGGGGTGTGCTGCCCCAGCCCCACGTGGATGTGGATGCCGCAGGTGGCGTCGGCCTTCGCGCCGGCCCGGCGCAGGGCGCGGATCACCTCCTGGACCATCCCGATATCCTCCCAGCGGCACACCGGGCTGACCACCTCGGCGCAGGGGTCGGTGACCGACCCATCGCGCTCCACCGTCCAGTGGCGCCCGTCGGGCATGGGCACATGCCAGTCGTCCAGATGCCGCCCCACGTACAGGGGCGTGGTGCCGAAGTGTGCTGCGATGGCCCGCGCCGCCCTGTCGCGGCCGAGACCGGTGGTTTCGATCTCGATACCGAAGGTTTGGGTTTTCACGGGGTTCCCTCCCTTTTTGCCCGGCGTTTTTTTTTCCGCCTGCGGCGGCTTTTGGTTTTTGCCTTTTTTCCGGCCGCGACACATTCATCACTCCGCCGGGCCGAAAAAGCAACCCGATGAAAAGCACAAGGTTTTCGGGAAAAATCAGCTCTGATCCGACAAAGAAAAGCGGGCGAAAAACCCCGCTTCCTTATAAAGCAAAAACGGGGATTTTTTCGCCCGCCGCCCCAAAAATCGGCGCCGCGCCAAAAAAACCGGCGCCGCGCCCCCAAAAACCGGCGCCGCGCCCCGCGCGCCCGGCGGATTTGCCTCCTGCGCCCGGCCCGCCGCGCCCCGCCGCCGCCCGGCGGATTTGGCCCCGTGTGCCCCCGCGCCGCCCCGCCCGCCCCGCCGCCGGGCAACCGCCCGCCCGGCGCGCCCGCGCCCGCCGCAGGCCCCCTGTGCCCGCACAGGCGCCGCCCCGTTTTTGCCGCGCCGCCGCCCGGCCCCGCCCGCCTTCGCCCGGCGGGAAGCCGCCGCCGCGCCCCGCGCCCGGCGCGCCCCCCGAAGGCCCGCCGCCGCCCCGCCCGCGCGCAAAAAAAAAAGCGCGCCGCCCGCGCCGCGCCCCCGGCCGTCCCCGCGCCCCGGCCCCCGGCCGAACGGCCCGCGCCCCCAGGGGGGATCGAATCCCCGGGCGCGGTTTCGAGGGGACCGCGGCCCCCTCTCGCGTGAATTTCCGCGAAATTCGGGACCCGGGGGTTACGCCCCAAAAATCAAAAAACGCCAGAAAAAATCCGGCGAAAAAAAGAAAAGCAGCTGCCCATGCGGACAGATGCCTCAAATGGCTAGATAAACTTCCTCATCACGCGGAGATAGTCTTTTTTCGAATTGAATATGGCCAATACGCTGACGATCTTCTGCGCTTCATCAATGCTGTAGAAGATCAAATAATCCTTATGCAGGATGTAGCGAAAGTCAAAGCTACGCAGAATGCGGTCTTTCGCTAACGCTCCGCCCTGGGGAAAGTCCATCAGGCGATTGCATTGATCTCTCAGTTCCATAATGAAGCGCTTTGCAATATCGTTGTCCATGGAATGCCCGGCGATGTAGAAGGCAATCTCGCGGAGATCCTGCTTTGCGGTTTCCGTGATTCTGACCTGATAACTCATGGACGCACCTCGTCGAGCTCACCGAGAATATCGTCAAAGGCTTCATCCATGGCCTGTGTTCTGCCAAGTTTCACATCGTCCAACGCTTGCGCGAGATGCGCATAAACCGCAAGGCGGGCTTCGAGTTCACGAATGTACTGCTGCTGGTCAACGAAATCCTCATGGGACAGGACGACAGTATCCTCTTTGCCATTGACAGTGATCGCAACAGGGTTGCTTCTGGACAGCGCGGAGATCTGATTATAGTTGTTCCTCAGTTCCTTTGACGGACGAATTGAAATGCTCGGATTCATAAGGACACCTCCTTGGAGTAGTCATATTGTAGCACGATTTGACTACCACGTCAAGAAAGCCGAAGAAAGTGCTATCTGTTGCTTTTGTTACCGAATGATGGGAAGAAACACACCCGGAAAGGATGATGAAATGAACACTCAGATGAATCTGCGGCGAATCAGCGTCGAAAAGCTGAAGCCCGCCAAATACAACCCCCGCAAGGACCTCAGGCCCGGCGATCCCGCCTACGAAAAAATCAAACGCAGCCTGCACGACTTCGGTTATGTGGACCCCGTGATCTGGAACGAGGTCACGGGCAACATTGTCGGCGGGCACCAGCGCTATAAGGTGCTGCTGGCCGAGGGCGTGACGGAGATCGACTGCGTGGTCGTGCATATCGAGGACCCGCAGGACGAAAAGGCGCTCAACATCGCCCTCAACAAGGCGGTGGGCGAATGGGAGCCGAAGGCGCTGGCCGATTTGCTGACCGACCTTCAGCTCTCCGGGTACGACCTGGGCGCGACGGGCTTTGACGCGGCGGAGATCGACGACCTGTTTTCCCAGGTGCATGACAAGGACATAAGGGACGACGATTGCGAGCTGGACGCGGAGGAGGTGACGCCCTTTGTCAGGCCGGGCGACCTGTGGACGCTCGGGCGTCACCGGATGCTGTGCGGCGACGCGACCAGCGCCGGCGACGTGGCCCGGCTCATGGACGACCTCAGGGCCAACCTCATCGTCACCGACCCGCCCTACAACGTCGCCTACGAATCGGCGGACGGCAAGAAGATCCAGAACGACAGTATGGCCGATGAAACGTTCTACGCGTTTTTGCTGGCGGCGTTTCGCAACATGGCGGCGCATCTGGCCGAGGGCGGCAGCGCGTACATCTTCCACGCGGACACGGAGGGGCTCAACTTCCGCCGTGCCTTCAAGGAGGCGGGCTTTCACATCAGCGGCGTGTGCGTCTGGGTGAAGAACAGCCTCGTGCTGGGGCGCTCGCCCTACCAGTGGCAGCATGAGCCGGTGCTCTACGGCTGGCTGCCCAACGGCAGGCACAAGTGGTTTTCCGACCGCAGGCAGTCGACGGTCTGGAAGTTTGACAAGCCCCGGCGCAGCAAGGACCATCCCACCATGAAGCCCATCCCGCTGCTGGCCTATCCCATCAGGAACAGCTCCGCCCCCAACGGCGTGGTCATGGACCTGTTCGGCGGCAGTGGCTCGACGCTCATCGCCTGCGAGGAAACCGGCCGCGTCTGCCGCACCTCCGAGCTTGACCCCAGGTATGCCTCGGTCATCGTGGAGCGGTTTTTGCTTCACGAAGAGGGCGATGCGTCGCGCATCCGCTGCCTGCGGGACGGCAGGGAACTGACCTACGGGGAAGCCCTCAGGGCGGCGAAGCCGGATGAAGCCCAAGACGGCCGTCAGCCGACGAAAAAAACGCGCCCTCCTCTGTGCGGGTGAGGACGGCGCGTCCGTTGCCTATTCCGGGGCAACCTCGTGGAACAGCGACCACAGCCAGGCATTGTCTTCCTCGCTGATCTGGTAGCAGAAGCCCGTGCCAAAGAGCATCGTCGGGCAGGAATCGGCGGCCTTCTGGAGGGTCAGGGCGGAGCCGTCCGCCATGGTCAACACCAGCACGCCCGTCCAGGGACAGCTGGTGCGCTGGATGCGCTCCGCGCCGCGAAGGACGGCTTCGAGCCGGGTCAGGTCCGCCGGGCTTGCGACCGTCTGCGTCCGGGCTTCGCCTGCCTGCGTGACCGTCATGGCCGCGGACACGATCTCGCCGATGTCGGCGGGCGATTGGGCGGAAAACCCCGCGTACTCGGCGGCAAGCTCCGCGTACAGGGGCGGCACCAGGCCATAGCTGCCTTCGGGATTGTCCGCCGTGCAGACCTCGATGAGGTCCGCCACGTCCACATCCGCGGTTTCACGCGCCGCCTGCGCCGCTTCCTCGTCAGTGAGGGCGATGTACCCGCTCACGGTTTCCCCGTTGACATAGTGCGTGATGCGCAGGTAGGGCAGCGCGGGCGCCTCTGCGGTGAATCCGCGCTCGGGCGGCGTGTCCGTCGGTTCGGACGGAACCAGAGAAGCCGGCGCCCCGGTCACGGCAGCCGTCGGAACAGCCGCCGGAGCAACCGACGGTTCCCGCGCGCAGCCGGACAGGACGCACAGCAGCACGGGCAGCAGGAAACCCCATGCGATTCTTTTCATGGACAAGCCCCCTTTCGCTGGCTTCATTGTACCGAAAAACAGCCGCAAGGACAAGACATTCACGCAATGCGTTTCCCCGCGCTCAAAACCGAAAAGGGCGCGCATGATCGGAGGTGATTCCCATGGCGACACGGGGCCGAAAGCCCAAGCCCACGGCGCTCAAGGTGCTGGAGGGCAACCCCGGCAAGCGCCCGCTCAACGATAGGGAGCCTGTCCCGCCCAAGGGAACGCTCAAATGCCCGGCGTGGCTCCTGCCGGAAGCCAAAAAGGAATGGAAGAGGCTTGCTCCCGCGCTGGAAGCCATGGGCGTGCTGACCATGGCCGATCTCACGGCATTTGAGGGCTACTGCCAGGCCTATGCCCGGTGGAAGGAGGCCGAGGCGTTCATCACCCAGCACGGCTCCATCTTCCAGACGCCCAGCGGCTATGTGCAGCAGGTGCCGCAGGTCAGCATCGCCCAGCAGAACCTCAAGATCATGCAGTCGTTCTGCTCGGAGTTTGGCCTGACGCCGGCGACCCGCGCGCGCATCATCGCCGGGGGCGCTTCGGAGGACGGGGCCTCGGAGGACCCCATGGAACGGCTGCTCAAGGGGGAGTGGTAAATGGCGTTTGACGAGCGAAAGGCCCAGCGCGTGGTCCGCTTCATCGAGGCGCTGCGCCACACCAAGGGCGAGTTCCACGGCCAGCTCTTTCACCTGCTGCCGTGGCAGGAGAAGATCATCCGGGACGTGTTCGGCACGATGCGCGACGACGATCCCACCATGCGCCAGTACACCACGGCCTATATCGAAATCCCCAAGAAGAACGGAAAGTCCGAGCTGGGCGCGGCCATCGCGCTCAACATGCTCATCAACGACGACGAGTGGAAGGCCGAGGTCTACTCCTGTGCGTCCGACCGCCAGCAGGCCGCCATTGTGTTTGACGTGGCGGTGGACATGGTCAGGCAGTCCCCGGCGCTCATGAAGCGCGTCAAGATCATCCCGTCCACCCGGCGCATGATCTATCAGCCCACGGGGAGCATCTATCAGGTGCTCTCCAGCGAGGTGGCCACCAAGCACGGGCTGAACGTGTCCGCCTGCATCTTCGATGAACTGCACACCCAGCCCACCCGCGCGCTCTACGACGTGATGACGCAGGGTTCAGGCGACGCGCGCAGGCAGCCGCTGTGGTTCTTGCTGACCACGGCGGGCACCGACCGCAACTCCATCTGCTGGGAGGTGCATCAGAAGGCGCTCGATATCCTGGAAGGGCGCAAGATCGACCCGCGCTTTTATCCGGTGCTCTTCGGCCTGCCGGACGACGCGGACTGGACGAGCGAGGAAAACTGGTACCGGGCCAACCCCTCGCTGGATCACACCATCACCATCGACAAGGTGCGCGACGCCTTCCGCAAGGCGCAGGAGACCCCGGCGGACGAGAACCAGTTCCGCCAGCTGCGCCTGAACCAGTGGGTGAAGCAGTCCGTGCGCTGGATGCCCATGGACAAGTGGGACGAGTGCGGCGGCGTGGTGGACCCTTATGCACTGGAAGGCCGCGCGTGCTACGCGGGGCTGGACCTGTCGAGCACCTCCGACCTGACGGCGCTGGTGCTGGTGTTCCCGCCCACCTCGGAGGACGAGCCGTACATCGCGCTTCCGTTTTTCTGGCTGCCCGAGGAGACGCTCTCCCTGCGCGTGCGGCGCGACCATGTGCCCTACGACCAGTGGGCAAGACGCGGCTTCATCCAGACCACGGAGGGCAACGTGGTGCATTACGGGTTCATCGAGCGGTTCATCTGTGAACTGGGCGAGCGCTACAACATCCGCGAGATCGCTCACGACCGGTGGAACGCCACCATGATGGTGCAGACCCTGGAGGACGACGGCTTTACCATGGTGCCCTTTGGACAGGGCTTCAAGGACATGAGCCCGCCGACCAAGGAGCTGATGCGCCTCGTGCTGGAACACAGGCTCTGTCACGGCGGACATCCGGTGCTGCGCTGGAACATGGACAACGCATACGTGCGCACGGACCCGGCGGGCAATCTGAAGCTGGACAAGGAAAAATCCACGGAGAAGGTGGACGGAGCCGTCGCGCTGGTCATGGCGCTGGATCGGGCCATGAAAAACCAGGGCGGCGATTCCGTCTACAATCACCGTGGATTGATCGTTCTGTGATTTACAGCCGCACGCGGAACAGCCCGTGATGGTTGCAGTACGCGTACAGCCAGCCGTGCCCGCGGACAAAGAAGCGCGCGGACGCCTCCTGCTCGGGATACAGGCGCGCCACCTGCACGCGGTCCCCGGTCACAAACGCCAGAAAGGCGATGAAGTGCCGCTTGTCCATGGGGTGGTCAAGCGTGACATACCATTCCGTTTCGATCTTCTCGGCGTGGATGGCGTGCGCCTCGTCCGGCTCCTCCGCCTCCAGCGGCGGCAGGGACACGCCGCAGCAGGAATACGCGCCTTCGCCCACCGACCAGATCACGTTGCCGCACACCGGGCAGACGTAGAAAAGGCTGCGCGACAGGTTCCCGGCCCGGTTGCGGTTCTCCGCGCAATCCCCGGAAAGCAGCTCGGTTACCGACACGCTCAGCGCCCCGGCCAACGGCTCCAGCAGCGTGATGTCGGGCAGACCCCGGCCGGTTTCCCCAACTTAAAGAGATAAATGGTTAATTTGCGTTTTTACTCCACTTTGCCGATAAAACGGTAGTAGATTTCGATCTCCTGGGTGCGGGTGTTGCTTTCGTCTTTCACAGCTTCATGGACGACGATCTTCTCGATCAAGGCATTCAGCAGTTCGGCAGTCAGTTCCGTGGGATTTACGTACTGCTTGATCAGGTTCACCCATTTTTCGGCATCCACGGCGCTCTGCTGTTCTGCGGCAAGGTCAGCGTTCAGCCTTTCAATCTTTTCCGCCAGCTCCTGCTGCTCGGTCTGATACCGCTGGGACAGCATATTGAAGTTGTACTCGGTGATGCGCCCAGCGGCCCAATCTTCGTACATCTTGGCAAACAGGCGGTCCAGTTCGGCTTTGCGCTTCTCGGCCCTGTTCAGCTCCGCCGCCTGCTTTTTCTGGCTGGCCGTGCGTTCCCGGTCACCGGCTTTCAGCAGCTTTTGCAGCAGGCGTCCCTCATCCATCTGTGCCTGGTAAGACCAATATTGAATCCGTGCCAGAACGTAGGTGTAAAGGACATCGTAGCGGATATAGTGCATGGTGCAGTGACCGGTGCCCTGGCCGTAGTTGCTGCAATGGTAGTGTCCATAGGGCTTTTTGTTCTGCTTGTTCATGCCAAACGCCAGCGACCAGCCGCAGTCTGCACACTTCACCAGCCCGGAAAAGATTTGTGTCGTACCGTCTTTCTGCTTGCGGCGGCGCGTCTCAATCAGCTCCTGCACCCGGTCAAAGACGTCCTTACTGACAAGGGCTTCATGGGTATTTTCCACACGAACCCATTCCTCTTTCGGCTTGCGGACCTTTTTCTTGTTCTTATAGGAGATATTGGTCTGCTTGTTGTGGATGCTGTTGCCAATATAGGTTTCATCTTTCAGAATGCTTTTGACCTGCGCAATCGTCCAGGCATAGGCCTTTTCCTCCGGCGCACCCGCGTAAATGTTGGCGAAGGTGCCGTACCTCTTGTAGTTCAGCCAACCGGCGGTGGGCACTTTTTCCGCGATCAAAATGCGGGTGATCTTGGCTGCGCCAGCGCCATGAACGGCCAAATCGAAGATTTTCTCTACGATCCAGCGGGTTTCTTCGTCCGGTGTCAGCGTGTTCTTGATCTCCGGGTGGCGCTTGTAACCCAGCGGCGCATAGGCAAAAATGCGTTCTCCCTTTTCAAATTTCGCATGGAGTGCGCTCTTTACCTTGCGGCTGGTGTCCTTGGCAAACCACTCGTTGAACAGATTCTTGAACGGCACGAACTCAGACAGGCCCTTTTCGGTGTCCTCATTCTCGGCAATGGCGATATAGCGGACCTGTTTCTCCGGGAACACAAACTCCAGATAATAATCCATCATCACGTGTTCACGTCCAAACCGACTGAGGTCTTTGGTTACGATGCAGTTGACTTTTCCCGCTTCCACATCGCTCATCATCCGCTGGAAGCTGGGGCGGTCAAAATTGGTGCCGCTCCATCCGTCGTCCACGTACTCGCCATAGACGCGCAAGCCGTTCTCGGCGGCAAACTTTTGCAGGATGGTGCGTTGGGTCTCAATGCTGACGCTGTCGCCGAAATTTTCATCATCGCGGCTCAGGCGCATATACAAAGCGGTGCTGTAGATTTTGGTTTTCGTATTGTTCGGTTGTTTCACTGTAATATCCTCCTTTGCGTCGAAACAACCCACGCTTACAATACTTCTACGTCTATTATACTGTAAGCGCGGGCGCGATTCAACGATCAATCATTGCTCTTTGTCTGCTTAAACAGCATTCAAAAAGGCCGGGGCGCTGCTGTCCCGGCCCGCATGGTGGCGAACGGCGTCTTCCACCAGCTCGTCCATCTGCTTGCCTCCATCCGCAAAATGCTCAGAGATTTTGATGCAGAGATTCCCGCAGTAGAAATATTCCGTGCCATCCGGCCCCACGACATAAAACGATGTGTTTTCCAAGGTCGGTTCCGGCCCCTCATACTGCTTGCTCCATTCTTCCAGGAGTTCTGCCGGCGGCTCGAAAACTGGGTCAAAGCAGGATTCAATGTCGATATAGCCATAGTCGGGTTCATTCATAAAATCTTCGTGTTTTCTCATGCGGTTTCCTCCATCAATTAAAGTTCCATATCCTGCCCGCGGCGGCGGGAAGGCTGCTCATGCTGTCTTGTTTGCGGGGTGTGGGTCAAAATGGCCACAAGAAAAGCCCGCACCCTCTCCGGCGCGAGCTTCACGGCGTCCAGATAGGGCTGGACGCTCTTTTTTAGTTCCTGATATTTTTCGCTCAGCGATTCATACCGCTTTTTCCAAATTGCGGCGCTTTTTTGGGCGGAAGCCAGCCGCTCCTGCAACCTGCCGTTGTCCGCCTTGACGGTAATGCTATTGACAGCGTAGGATTTTAATGTGTCGCACTCCTGCGGCGTCAGCGAAATGTTTCCGGTAATGGGATTTTTCTTGCCCATTGTCTGAATTTCCTCTGTGGTCAGGGCGACCGTGCGCTGCTCTTTGGTCTGGCTTTGAAGGGATTTCAGCTCCTTCGCCTTTTTCTGCGCGGCCACCTCAGTGGCGCTCAGCGTTTGCTCCGCCTGGGCCACCTGGGCGGTCACAGCCTCCAACCGCTGCTGCTCCGCCTGTACCTTGAACTGGGTCACGGTCAGATGCTCTTCGGTGCTGCCACGCTCGCCGCGCTCCACATCAGTATACCCGGCGGCGCGCATGCAATGGAAGAAATCGTCTTGCAGCACACTGTAGGACTTTTTCAAGACGGGCTTTCCGTTTTTCTGCAAGACCGGGTTTCCATCGGCGTCGAGGGCGGGCTTGGACATCCATTTCTTGCTCCGGCTGACCTGCATGACGGTCTCCTTCACCGTGCCGACCAGAGACTTGTCCTTGCAGCGTTTGCTCCAGAGGATCTGTTTCTCCACCACCGGCACATAGACCACATGGAGGTGGTAGTGGTACACCTCCTGGCCCAGCGCCTCCGACATGGCCCGGTTGATCTCGTCGGCGTGCATCACAGCGGAGAGAATATACTGCTCCCCGCCCACGATCTTTACGGCGGCCTTGTAGGCATCGGCGTAAAACTGCCTGGCAAATTCATAGCCGCCGTGGTTGTGGAAGTAGGCGGAGTTCACATCAAAAATCAGCTCGCCAAAGTGGATGGCGTCTGGTTTCAGACCGCGGGTGGAGATGATTTTGTCCTGTTCCATCTGCCGGAACATCTCCGTGTAGCTGGCGGTGGGGGCTTTGAAGTGGATATTGAGCGGGGTGCGTTCCGGGAGAATATCGGGGTTGCGGTAGCTGTCTTTTTCCCGTTCGTTGTGTTTTTGGGTGTTGCCGATGTCCTTGTCCGGGACATCCACATTTCTGGCGCTGGTACGGTCGATTCCGTCGTTTCTTGCCATAAAATCAACTCCTTTCGTTGGGGCGTGGACGGTCGCGGGACGGGGGATGCACTTCCTGCGGGAAGTGTAATAACCCACTATAACACTTTCATCCCGGAGGGCTGCAAAGTGCCGTGGGCTCTCCGAGGGGGAGTTGCGTCCACTGCGGTGGCCGCCGCTGGATATGAAAAATCCACCCCCGCTGCTTTTACATATTCAGCACAAAGGGCTGCTCTCCTGTGCCGGAGCGCAGCCCTTTGGTGTCAGCGATCACGCGGAGGCCTTCGCTGACGGCCCATCACAAGCAGCGCGCTGCTTGCGATGGGGACGAGAGTCACGGTTTGGCGCGGCGCTGCCATACAATGTCGTACCCCAGGGCATCGGCCAGCTGCACAGTTCGGTGTAATTGGATACTGCAAGAGAATGGGGCGAACCGCTGCGTACGTACGTACAGCGGCTCAGCCCTGCAATCCTTCCGGCTTGTCCTTCGGTACGTACGTACGCAGCGAATCACCGGAAAACACCGACATATTCGGATGCACCAGCGCCTCGATCCCGAAAAATCCCCGCACCCGGCGACCGGCGGCGTTGGTCACATTGTTGCAGTATTCGAGATTGTACTTGCCTTGGCTGGCGATCACGGCATCGCTGAAGCTGCGGGGCTTTAGCGCAGTTAAGCCGTTTTCAGCGCAGAAAATTTGGTACACTTCATACAGCTCCTTGGAGCTGATGGTTGCATCCGCTTTCAGCCGGATATAGCCCTCGGATTCCAGAAAATCGAACACATTGTTGTTGTCCCGCTTGACGGATTCCCGGTTTTCTCTGGTGCGCTGGCTCTCGGTGAACTTGAAGTTGTTTGCCACCAGCCGCTGCAATCCGGCAAAGGCCCAGAGAAAGATGCCCTCGATCTCTGTTTTCATCTTCTCGGCAATGTCGGGGTCGTCCACACGATTTACCGGCTTCTCCTTCGTGGTTAGAACGAGCTGCCGCCGGTAAAAGCCGTCGCTGTGGTCAAAGAGGGCCTGCAAGTCGCCGTTGCTGAACGCCAGCAAGCGGGAAGACATCCACCCCTGGTAGCTCTGTTTGCCTTTGCGCTCCAAATCCATCTTGCCCTGTGCGGTGACGATGGATTTGACATAGTTTGTCTGGCGCAGCGCCTCCATTCGCATATCGTCATCGACACACAGCAGAATGTGTTCCAGGTCAGCGCGGGCGAAACGGTTTTCGGAGATTTTGCCGATGCTGCCGTCCTTCATGTTGCTGCCGAACAGGGCCGACAGCACCGCGCCGATCTGGCTCTTTCCTTCGCCGCCGCTGCCTTTGATGACCATCATCCGCTGACCTTTGTTGCTGGGGATCAGGCAGTAGCCGATATATTCCTGCAAAGTGGGAATGTCCTCCGGGTAAAGAAGTCCATCCAAAAAAGCCAGCCAGCGGGTCGGTGTGGTGGCTTCGGGATTGTAGGCTACTGGCAGGCGGTTGCGAACGATCTCCGGCTTGCCCTCTATGAAGTTGCCGTCAATGAACAGTGTCCCGTTCGCCAGATGGATGCGGTCTGTCTCCGGCGGAAAATCCTCCACCAGCGCCGCCAGCTTCATCAGCTCCACAATGTTGCTGATCTTACGCGGAATATTGCTCACCGCGCAGCAACGCAGTTCGTCAAAGATTTCGCTGCGCAGCGGCAAGTCGTTGGTCACTCGACCGTCAGGTGTGAAAAAAGCCCCGTTTGTGTAGATGATTTTGTGTCTGCTGAGGAAATCATCACAAAACAGGGCTTCGTTGATATGCTTGCCGTCAAACCAGATGGGCTGGTTGACCTCACGCGATTGCTCGTTCTTCATCACGGTGGCATACCTCCTTTTCCAGACATTTGAGCCGCTGTTCCAGCACGGTGATGTCGCCATCCTCCAGCAGCGTGTCCACCGCCTTCACACGTTGTTCTAATTCTGCATACATGAGAACGTCCAACAAGTGATTTACATACTCGATCATCTGACACGCCTCCACAAAGCGGTTGTCCAGGTCGTCCTCCGGTGATTGCGGGGCGTACTCGACCTTCCAGCGTTCCAGCAGGCGCAGATAATCACACAGCACCCGCTGGCAGTACATCTCGTCATCCCGGAAGGCCCGCGCCAGCGGATAGGGCTTTTTCAGCGCCATCGCTGCCGGGGGCTTGTCCGGGTCGATGCCGAAGTCATAGGCCAACTTCTTTGCGGCCTCGTAGCTGCTCAGGCCAAACAGCCGCGCCACAAAGTCTATCACATCGCCGGTGGCCCCGCAGCCGAAGCAATAGAAGTAATCTCTGTTCAGCTTCATGCTGGGATGTCGGTCATCGTGGAAGGGGCAGCAGATCATATCGCCCCGGTTGACCTTGCAGCCGTAGTGTTTGGCGGCTTGCTTTATTGTAACGGATGCTTTTACAAGTTCAAACAGATCCATCTTGTTCTCCTCCTTATCAATTGTCCGGCCAATATGCCGCGTCAAAAAGATGCCCTTCGTTTCTGCCATTGAACCTCTCTTTCTTGCGCCTTCGGCACAGACGTTGTATAATGTGAACAGTTCCGTTTTGTGTAACTGCTAGAGCGCACAGCTACTTGCGGTGAATTATCATGGCGCGGTTCCTCCTTTCTCTTGCCTGTCAGCAATTTTGTAACCCGTTTATTTATTGCTTGGGTTACTTCCTCTACTAATAGGAGAAAAAGTGGGTGCAAAGCGGAACCGTTTTCGCAGAAGAACAAAATTGTTTTTTGAGGGAGGCGAGGTCATGGCGCTGATACTGGACGATGACAGCCTGCTGGATGCGGCGGATGGCTTCGCCGGGTGGGACGATGCGCTGGCAGACGATACACTGGCGCAGGAGCTGGAACAGGAACGCGCCGTAGAGCTGGAAAGCGAACTGGAGCAAGACGAACACCCCATCGACTACGACGCTGAACTGGAAAACGCGGAGGAAGAAGCCGCGCCCACCAGCGCAAAGCGGCTGAAACGGGAGCTGCGGGCCGAGGCGCTGCGCCGTTTGGAGGATGCCGCCCGGACAGCAGAAGACTTCGCCGTTGTGGTGGAGGAATGGAACAAGCTCGACCGCAACCGGGAGCGCCGGGAACGGGATCACGAAAACCTGCGCGGTGATGTGCCGCTGGAGTATCAAGCGGTGTCGGAGCCGAAGATCATACCGCGCTGGCTGAACAATCCGGCGGTACGGCAGCTGTCCAGCGGCAACTTTCTGGACATTCTCTTTGACTGCCCGTATGAGATGCACCAGCTGACCGCCAATGCGTTTCTGTCCCAGATGATCGAGGAACTGAGCGAGGATCACAAGGAGATTCTCTATTTTCTCTCGATTCGGTTGTACAGCACCACCCAGCTGGCGCAGATGCGCGGCCAATCTGACAGGAATATCCGCAAGGTGCGCAACACCATCCGAAAGAAGTTGCAAAAGAAGCTGTACGCC